TTGCCCGTGTTACAGTTGCCCGTGTTATAGTTGCCCGTGTTACAGTTGCCCGTGTTACACAAACCTGTGCAACCTTTTCCTTCGTTAACGATAGCAAGAAGTTCTGTCCATGCAATTTCTTTAATAATTAAAATGTCACTTGCACAAGACTTTCCTTCATCATCAGACACAATATCACCTGATAATTCAACTTCACAAACATGGTTCGATGGGTTAAAATCATAATAATTAAAACAGTTTGCAGCTTTTTCACATGCGTGAAACCCGTTTGAACACAGTTCTATTTTTCCATTGCAATGATAGGTTTTTCCTACTTCGTAACAAAAACCTCTGCATGTCCAATCAGGATTCATAACTTTGTACGCTTTCATCTTAATACCTCTTGCATTACATTATAACATTACATTACACTTTGTCAAGGCATTATTGCAAATGTTTGTTATGTGGTGTACATTTTATCCATGTCAAGACGAAAACACGCAAGAACTCAACTGAATAATTCCCTGTCAGACGTAGCTGCGTCTCTCTCTATCGACCCCACGTCGATGAATTTCGCGACAGGAGGCAGTACTCTTTCCAGTTACGGAACAGTCGCCTATTCACAGAATTACAGTCTTCTAACACTGAACAGAATTATTCTCACATACATGTACGCGAATCTCGGGTTATTTCAGACAGCTATACAACTGCCAATACAGGACGGGCTTGCAAAGGGAATCAAAATAGAATCAGGACAGTTGCAGCCGGAAGATGTAGACGAAATTCTTGACTGGTTCGAGCAGAATGATGTATGGAAACACCTTGAAGATTATTGGTCATGGGTACGCCTGTACGGAGGTGCGGCAATCATAATCAACTGCGACCAAGACCCTGAAAAGCCGATAAATAAACGACGGCTTATAAAAGCCCCGATTGAATTTTATGATGTCGACCGCTGGCAGTTGTCAATAACAGGCGCAGAGCAGCCGGATTATCTCACGTATGATGACATGACGGATTCAGACACTTTTTATTTGAATGGTCAAAAACTCGACAGGTCACATTTAATTATCGGGTCTGGTAAACGCGCTCCGTCATATATCCGCCGTCAATTGCGCGGTTGGGGAATGAGCGAAGGCGAACGGATGATTCGCGACCTGAATAATTACCTTAAAACCGACGACGTACTGTATGAAATTCTTGACGAATCAAAAATTGACATTTATCATATTAAAGATTTAGCTAATCGAATGCTCACGCGTGGCGGAACTGATGCAATAACAAAACGTATACAGCTTGCCAATCAGATGAAAAATTATGTCAGTGCGCTTGTTTTAGACCAAGACGAACAGTTTGAATCACGGAGCATGACTTTTACAGGACTTGCGGATGTAAAACGGGAAAACCGCATAGGCGTTGCGTCTGCTCTCCGTATGCCTATGACAAAACTTTTCGGACTTTCTGCTTCTGGTTTTTCTACAGGCGAAAGCGATCTTGATAATTACAATCAGATGGTCGAGTCCGAAATACAGCTCAAAATGAAACCTGCTATCCGGCAGTGCATAGAAATCGCCTGTTACAACCTGTGGGGATACTGCCCTGAATTCAGATTCTCGTTTCCGAAGTTGAAAGAAACGCCGGAGCTTGAAGCGGCGCAGATAAAAGAATCACGGGGTAATTTCTTTACATCTTTGTATGACAGGGGGTTATTTCCGGCTAAAAATATCGCAGACGAAATGGCTAAAGAGGAAATTATCAGTTCGGAGCTTGCAAAAAATGTTATTGAAAATCCTGTTCCGCCGAATGGGGCAGAATCCGTAATGCCCGTGCAGCAGGACAATGGACTGAATAAAATACAGATAATGAAAAACAGTATAAAAGATATGGTTACAAGTGCAATGCATAAAACAGGAAGGTAAAACATGGACGGATTTATTGCCTTGAAGATGATAAACGAACAACACAAAGTTATCGAAAATTCCCGTCATTGGGTAACTATGGACGGAGCGCATGTCATGGTTGATGGTGACGGGAATGTCGTTTCAGGCGCAGGAGGGAATCTTAAAGGGAGACAGTTCAAACTTATACGAAGCAAATCAAATGACCAGCAGAAATATCTTCCCGAGCCGAAGGAAGCAGAAAAATCAGCAAAAAGTATTCCGAATGAAAAAAGACAATTATCAAAAAAAGAGAGCAAGGCAAAAAATCAGATAGCATTTGATTTAAAGAATTTCGGGTACGGAGAAATAACCAAAAAAAATTTACAAAAGGAAGTAGATGAATACAAAAAAAAGAAAAAAGAAGAAGAAGATAAAGATAATAAAGTGTTGAAAAATTATCCAAATGAAATTTTGGAATATTTTGAAAAAGAGAATCTGCATTCTGATTTAATAAAATCTCCAGAAGATGTAATAAATAACACAAAGGAGACTTTTAGACTTATCGGTCACGGTAGTAACAGGTGGCCTCCTGCGCAAGGAGAAATAACACGTTCCAGCGCAGAGGGCAAGTTAAATGCTATTCTTAATGTAAAAACAAAAAGAAGCAATATCGAAGCAAGAGGAGACCTTACCGCGGAAGATTGGGAAAATGTAAAAGTTGATAACGATTTTGTGCAAGCTGTAAAAAATAGTTTAGCAGGAAAAAAAGAAACTTACAAATCGCCTGAAGAAAATAAAACAGAAAGTACAAATAAATCTGAAAACAAAAATAAAAAAGATATTATCTCGAAATACGGATCGGGATATTGGAACCAAAAAGTGTACGGAAGAAAAGGTAATTATTCGATTTATATTGCTGGTAAAAAAAAGAATATATCAGATAAAGAAGCAAATGATTTAATGTAATAAAAAGGCGGCATTTATCATGCCGCCTTAATTGATTATGCGATTTCTTTCCCTTTTGATTTTATGTGGTCAAAGCACATTATCGGTGTTCTGCCGGTTCTTGCGTCTGCAGTATAACCTTCTACAGTCCCGTGGTCTTTCCCGTTCCACGTGCTGGGCGTGTAGAGCTGTCGGCAACTGTTGCCTGATTTACAGAAACATACAGCCATTTCAATATGGCGTCTTTCGCAAAACACTGTCATAGACATTCCAGAAGTCCAAAAAACTTTCGTTCCGTCAACTGTTATTCCTGCATATTCTTTCATAATTAAACTCCTTGTTGCTTTTGCAACCATGATTAATCATATAATACATTGCACTGTTTGTCAAACGTTATTTGCTTTTATTTTGAATAAATCATATACTCTTTACATGCAGGAAAATAAACCGGAATATTACAATCCCATATACAAAAAAATGCTTGATTTCTTTTATCAGCAGTTTTACGCACCACTTGTGCAGGGTATAGACAGGAAAGACGTGAAATTAAACTCCATGTCTTCCTATTCTCATCTGATTGCAGCAATTCGAGAGGGAAAAATACAGTACAAAGACGGTATTTTTTCAGGTAAATTCAACGCGCGTATATCACGGGAGCTTTCTCTTTTAGCGAAATACGACAGGCGGTCAGGGATATGGAAAGGCCGTGCTGGAGCGGATATTTATTCCGCAGCAATGTATGCAGAAGATAAAAAAAAGCAGATTACGGAGCGCATGAACCGGGCTATTGACGAATGCGAAAACAATATCGACCGGAATATAAAAGATTTGTCCCTGGGCGATAATTTGCCGTTACGCATTATGCAGGACGATATAAAACAGGATTTGTACAAAATTGGTGTAATGCCGGAAATATCCGAGGGAACACAGAGACGGCTAAGACAGGATTACACGGAAAATCAGCAACTGAACATTAGAAACTGGAAAGATGAACAAATAAAAAGGTTACGCGATATGGTGCAGGAATATCAAACTACAGGCACGGATGAGTCTCTTATTGACATGATTCAGCGCGAATATAACATAACCGCAAATAAAGCTCATTTTCTTGCGCGGCAGGAAACAGGGCTGTTTTTTAGCAAATTGTCGATGGCCCGCGCATCGGAAGCAGGAGTACGCCGTTACAGATGGAGCACCAGCCACGATGAAAAAGTCAGAGCAACACACAAACACCTTGACGGACAGATAATTAGTTTTGATTCTCCTCCTGTTGTTGACCTGCGAACTGGGCGCAGGGCGCACGCCGGAGAGGATTATAACTGTAGGTGTCAGAAAATATGGATACTGGAATAACTATTTTCAGTGAGTCTCTCTTGGCTTAAAATCTTTACATATTTGCCTATCGTAAGACACGGATACAACCTTTCCACTGTTTATTCCACAAAAAGAATGATATTGTTTTTTATAATAACCATTATTCGACGTATCTGTATAATTATTGTTATACAAACAATCCCTGCATTTTAATAAATCGTCAGATTTTTCGCTCATTCTTTCCCCCAAATAATAGAATTTCCGATTGTAAAACCGGATGGCTTAAAGTGGTATATAGATTTTTACTTCTTTACCAGATAATACAGCATAATCAATTTCCTTAGCGCATCCTATTGAATTTTCATACCCCGGGAGCAGGAACACTTTTTTGCTTGCGTCAATCATTGCGCATGTTATCGGCATATAATAGTCGTGTGGCATTCCTTCAGGAAGCAAGGCAGGATTGAGCACGATGTAACCCAGCGCTTCAAGGTGTTTCTGCGCGGAATCAAACTTTTCCCGGTAATCTTCAACGCCTGTTATCGATCCGCAGATAAAAACAATTTCCGTTCCGTTTCCTTCATAAGTGACCATGATTTCACCTCGCATTAATTATTCTCCGTGCATAGGCGCATGATTTTTCATTCCGGTGGCTGCCGCAATTGTAAAAAATAAGCGCCTCGTACCAGTTACTTTTCCATCTATGCAGCCATGACAGATAATGTAGAGCGACAATTGCGTTGTCGTACGCGTTATCTATATTAAATTCCTGCTTTGGTTTATCCCAAAATTTATCAAGCAACCAGTTTAAGTTTTCGGGTTTTTCGTAAATCTGGAATAATCCTCTGCTGCAATAACCGTTAACTTTCCAGCTTTTTGCATCTTCCTTTCCGCCTGATTCTTCGTGCATCAGTGCACGCACGACGGAGCGCGGGACACCTGCATCGTCTCCGATTGTATATATTTTCCCCATGTCGTAAGCATGACACGCACTGCAGAGGAAAAGCATAAAAGATACCCAGAAAATCTTTTTCCTCATTTACTTACCTCAACTACTTCAAAATTAACAACCCAACACCAGCTATCGAGAAATTCATTTGCATCTTTGTCCTTGTCTCCATATTTTTTAACCATGTACCCAAAAAACCGAGAGCGTGCTTTACACCCATTTTGAATAAATCCTTCTGCAAGAGCTTCTTCTTCTGTTATTTTTATTATCTGCTGGACACTGATGCCTGTGACCTTTAGCCAGATACGGGCATACTTTTTTGGCATATGTAAAGACGGTTTCCATTTCATTATTCCGCCGGCATCGATCCACATTTTATTTTCATTGCCCGCAAAATAAATAGGTTTCCATGAATCGGTTTTTATGTCATATGATTCCTGCCATGTTTCGCGTACATATATTCTGTCACACATATTAACAGGAGGTTTTGCATATATTGCACGCTGATGATTCAATATATCATCTTCTGTCGGTATAACTGTGGCGCTTCCGATTTGTTTTTTGCACGTTGAGTCCATTACCCAGCCAGACCATTTATAGCCAGATGCAGGAAACTTTTTTATCAGCCGTCTCGTTTGCGTTTTTCTTCCGTCAATAATTGCACGTACCATGTCCG